GTCCGAAGTAACCATATAGCTAGTCATTTGTTTATCCTTACGCTGTCTGGGCTTGCATTGTTATAGTCAAATCATACGCAGGGTAAGCCACGCCGCCTACTAAAGCTTCTGTAGGCCTACCGTCCGTAACGCCTACATTAGCACCCAGCACCAGCGAAGCAAGGTTAAGTAAACTGCGCTGCGCGTCTAGGTTGCCTGGCCCTAAAGTTATGACCCGCACGGGAAACGACATTTTTACTATGTTGGCGTTAAACGCTTCGAAGCTTGGCGCGTCAATAAAAGCGCAAGGCGGGACAAGGTTACGCGGGTCGTTCACTACCTGTAACCCTGTAACGGCTGAAAGTGTCGTAGTTAAATTTGTTAGCGACGTATTAAACAAGTCGGTAAAGTTTTGGGGCATTACGCAACCGCTGGCCTATCGACGCCTAACAGCTGTTTAATCATTGGCGACAAACCAAAACTATTAGCTGTACCTAAACCGTCAAATGACGCAAAATCTTGTACGCCGCCGCGTTGACGATATAGCGCGCCGCCATACATAATCGTTCCTAAACTAACTGCCCCATTTGGCACGGTAGTTAAGCTTTCGTTTTTGTAGCCTGCTTCGCGCCTTCTGGCGTAACAAAAATTGTTTGCAGCTGCCGCGCATTGTGTTAAAAATGCTGTATCGGCTGCCGTCGCTGTACCGATACCTAACCAGTCCTCTATTTGGCCTGCAGTTATCCACGTGCATACAGGCGTTGTAGTTAGTGTGCCTGTTGCTGCAACTATGGTTACGTTGTCTGCTGTTTTTGCGTATAGAACCTGGTTAAGTATTGGCGTTTCTATGTCGTAGATAAAAAAGCCTTGTTCGTCTACGCCAGTAAAATAATATTCGGGTAACGCAGCGACGGTATAAGTACCGTTAAAGGTTGCGTCGACGCCAGCGATAGTTACGCTTTGCCCTACTTCTAACGGGTCGGCGTTAGTAACAAGTATGACTACTGCGTAGTTATCGGTTAAATATTTTTGTTTGACCGAATAGACGGCCATAGCTGGCCTTCTTTCTAGTCGTTAAACGAACTTAACGAACTTGGTAGCGTCTGCCATAAACGAAGCTGCATAACCTCTGAAGGCAATAGTGCGGCCAAGTGTGGCTGGTACGTCTACTGAAATTGCGCCTTTTTGCTGTTCGTAGAACTCGAAGCCTGCGGCTGGGCCTGCTGCGTGGCCCATAAATGAACCTGGCGCGTTTTTGTCTACGACAAGTACAAGGCCTAGCGGGTTACCGTTCCAGCTTGTAGCTGACGAATTACCGGCAGCGTTTTGACCCATAAGATTAGGCGCACCTACAAACGGAAATGTAGGTCTATTTTGGTCGTCCGTGCTGGACGCAAGTGCCGCCCAACTCGCGGGCGTTACAACCATATGAGTAGGTAGGTAATTTGAACTTGCGCTAATTTGTCGTGCGCCATCATAAATTGCGGCTACCCAATCAGCGCCTACGGCTGTATCTGCAACTGTTGCGGTTTGTGAAATTGCAGCGTGGCAAGTATCAACAGCGTAATTATCAGTTGCTTGTCCATAAGCGATAGCTAACTGGTTAAGGATTATGTCAATCGAATTTGGGTCTGACCAGTCCAAGTCCTGTTCGCTGACTGTCACGTATGTACCGAAACTTAGTTTGGAAATATCCGTGTTGGACACTTGAACAGTTGACGCGGTAAGCGTGTCAAATTGGTCGGCTTGTTGTGCAACTGTTGGCCGTGTTGTAATTTTTGGTCGGCGAAATGTTGCGCCCGCTGTCGGCATAGCACGAGTACCGATAGCGCTAACAAATGGTCTAATTGGGTTAAGCGAATCGTAGACGCTGCCAACGATAATTTCGGGCAAAATGCCTGGCGTCGAATCAGTATTAATGAAAGGCGCTGCACCTGGCGCAGCTTCAATACGTGCCGCGTTAATGTTTGCGTTAAGTTGTGCGAAATCTGAACCGCCGCGTACATACGCTGCGATATATTCCGAAGTCGAAGGCAAACGAAGTTTTTTAGGTTGCGCGTAAACAGTGTGTACGGCTGCAGCTTCGATTACTTGCGGGGTTTCTACTGGTTCGTTCATTTTTGTTACCTCTTGTTCTGGGTCTTGTTTACTATTTAACTCTACTTCTGGTTCTATTTGGTGGATACTTGCAGCCACCCGTTCAACTTTAGCGGCTTCAAAAGCGCCATAAGGCAAAAGGCTTAACTCTTGCCAATCGGCTTTAGTAATAATCATCGTGCCAGCTTCGTCAAAACTGTATTCGACTGGCAAAATACCTACCGAAACGCTATCTAAAACGCCGTCTTTTGCTAGTTGTAACGCTTCGTCGCCTGCGCGGGTTTCGCTTATGCGGGCTTCAAAAAGTACCGTATCGTCTACTTGGGTACGGGTCGAAACTATGCCTATTGGCTGCGTACTGTCGTGGTAAAGATACATTTTTGGTTTCTTGCCTTCTAACGGCAAAGCACCATTAGCAAACTTAACTTTTTGACCGTCAGAAACTACGGCTTCGACTTCGTACTGAACCGCTACGCCCGCCAACGTTCTTCGGGGCATTTTCTCGCCAGCGGGCGCAGCGTCTAAATTTAAATCTTGCGGCACTAATCTAATCATTTATTTCTACCGTTTCTACTTCTTCGGCTTCTTCTGGTTTCATTTTTTCTTGTTGTTCTAAATAGCTTTCAATGTCGAAGCGTACTACCGTCCCGCGTGGCAGTACGTTATTTGCGCTTAACGTTTCTTGTATGCAGTCAATATAAGGTTTGACGCCAAACGTATATAAATCGCGTGAAGCTTCAGCGCTACTAACGTAACTGTAATTTCCTATGCTGACGGAAACAAGGTAGGCGGGGACGTTCGCGATACGTGCGATTTCTTTAGCCTGGTATTCTGCCGCGTCGATTAGCAGCATTTTGTCGGGCGTTGCCATATTTGGTATTACTTCTACAAATTCATTTACTGCGCTTGTAGCTGAAGCAAAACGCGCTTCGTCGTATGCTTGTGCTAAATCGCGTAATTCTTGTGCGGACATTGGTTCGCCTGCAGTTTGACGAAGGGTTACGGCTGGTTGCAAACTTGAAGCGTTACGGTTACGGGCCTGTTCAAGTTTTAGCGCTGTATCGACTGAAGTAGCGCCAGTATAAATTAAGCCTTGTATCGGGCTTAAAAATTGTATTAAATCCTCGTAGCGAATTGGTAGGCCTTGAAATAAAACTTGTTTAGACGGGCCGAACCAAACGCCGTTAGTTGCTGCTTGGTCTTGTGTTGTAACTATTGCTGCGGGTAGTCGAGTAAACGAACTTGGATAGCCTGAACTATCGCGTTCGGTAACATACCAAAAAGCCCGCCCATAAAACAGTAGGTCGTCCAGTGTAAAACTAAGAATAAAATTATTTGTTACGCCTTTATCTATTCTTGCTAACCAGCTGCGCGGCGCTTCAGGTACTAATTCCATTTCTTCGCCGTTCCACATTTCTTTATACATTTTCAACGGCAAGCAACCAATAACAGAAGCCATAAGGTCTCTACTGCGACTTATGGTCGGAACTTGCATAAATTTTTGTCTTAAAACGCCGTCCGAATACGCATAGAAGTTACCGATTTGCGAAGCACCAGCATTACTACCAGTTCGATTAGACGCAGCACCAGCAGCGGCCTTAACTGTTTTTGCTAATTCAGCTTTGCGGGTAAATAATGCCATTGGTTTAGTATGCCACACTTTATAAAAGTTTTGGTGGTAGGTAGCCGCCGCAGTTACCCTACGAGAAAGTTAAGAAACTCGACGGCTACCCGCGTTACACATTAGCCGAAACACAAACTAAATAGCGTTACGGGTACTAACAATTAACGGCTTACCTATCGTGGCTGGTTTGCTGACCATAGCAACCGCGAACACTAAACAGCGGGCTAACTCGATAGGGCCTGGACTACGCAAACTAGACAAAGTAATAGCGCCTTGATTTTTGATTGCTACGGCCCGTTCTACGTGCTGGGCTAAAAGTGCGCTGCCGTCGTGCCGTAGTTTGCCTTCTAAAATTGCTGCCCTAGCGCCTACCGTCCAACGCTGTAATTCTCGATTACCGACAATAGAAGCGCGTCGTTCAAATTTTGTAGGTAAAGACATTTCGAAGGCTGGCGTAATAAGTAGCCGCGTGGTTTGGTCTTGGCAAGCGTTTTCTACAGCCTGCCAACACTCAGCCAAAGTATCTTTAATAAATTCGACGGCTAATTGAATTTGGCCTTTGCTGTTTAGCGCAGCCCTAACGCCTACATAGCGGGCTTCGTCTTGGCTTTGTTCTATAGCTAAAACGCCGCCTTTAGGCATTGGGTCAGCTGTTACCAATTTGTCGAAAACGCCAGGCTGCAACCAGCCGTTAGCGCTGGCCGTCCACAAATTTACGCTACTGCGTAAAAACGCGTTACGGTTCGGTTGTTCTGCTTCTGACGCAATTACGTCTAGCGTTAACGTGCTGCCTATAGCGGGGTTTGCTTTTATCCACGCTTCGGGCGTCATAGGGTCGATATCGCTACTAGGTGAATACTCAGCGAAATATAGCGACGTAATTTTTTTTTCGTCTATTGCCCGTAAACCCTGTTCGCGCCATTTCTGCATTTCTTTACTGCTTTCGTCGCCAGCTGTCGAAGTCATAAACAGCAACGGGCTTTTACGGGTACGCATAGTAGGCAACAGTCCTACGCTTACGCTGTCTGGCGAAACCGCCCAAAGTTCATCTATGCAAACTAAATCAGCTGTAAGACCGTGAAAC